TTTTCCGCTTTCGCGGTGCTCTGGCTCCCTTGAGTGCTATTCCGTTAACCCAATCAAAAGTTGGATCCAAGCGGACGTGCGCACAGAACGCTTCACAGCGCTCTGCCCATCCAGATAACCTCTCGGTAATCTGGCACTTCGTAGTCTAACCACTTCCGGGGATTCCCGGCATGTGATTTCAAAACAGACTACCCTACTGGCGCCTCTCTCCACGGCCTTGAAGGATCCCCAAACAGGGGGTCCACTCTTTAGGATACTACGTTCAGCTGACGCTTCACAGCGTTGCTGAATATAGCCCCCGATTGCCAACATGACATCGAAAGGACTGTCACATATAGCAAGGGGTTTCCGCGTGGTGGAGAGATACTTATATTTGGCGCTCACCTGCGTGCATAACCAACCCTCGTTAGGGTTGTGCCATTCAGGTACGAGTAACGGAGGCCCTTCAAGTAATGCCCTGAGATAACGCGTTGTACGGAACAATAAAAGCTCGTTCCGGGCGCACCACTCTGACATCTTGTTTAGAGCCACATAAACCTCTGCAGGCGTGAGGAGCGATTCAACATAGAATGGAAGAACATCCCATCCTTTGTAGTAGTCGCCCCCACAGGATTCCCGAAAAGGCCCGTCGGTGTAAGACTTGTCAGTATTAACGACAAGCCCAGCCTGATGAAGCACGTCTTTTAGTGTTGCGGCCTCGTGAGTCGGAACGATAATATCGTCACCGTACACGGCAGTAAGGGACCAATCAACGTACAACCTGCGTTTTAGCTTATGGTGAACCGCCCTGTTTGCATAAACTAGGGCCACCAGCATGAGGGTCATCATTGGGAAGGTAAAACCATTCCCCATAGTGGACATCATGTTTAGCTTATATACGCGCCCGTCTGGTGTCTCCGTCGTTGGGCTGCGAAGCCTTTCTAGGAGTGTAGACCACCGTGCGGGAAAAAGCATGCGGATTAACAGAACAAGAATTCTATCAGACGCCTTGCTCAGATCAAGGGTAGCAATACCCCCAGTCACCGAGCCCAGCAAAGCAAGAGCTTTATTCTTTGGCTCCTGTGTCTTGATATCAAGTCCAATATAGCGCAATGCACCCTCCAGGTAGCGGCCTGCAGCAAGCTGCAGCACCATGTTCCCGGCGGGTTCTATTGCTATGATCCGTACTGTATCCTCGTTTTTAGGTGCTGTCGACAGCCTTGAGCCGCTCACTACCACGGTGCCCCCATCGTTAGCGCAATCAAATGCGTTGAAGTAAGGGTTACACGCGCGTAGGTTTGAAACGAGCGGTTCACATGACTCGGTACATGTCATCTTTTGTCGGATTTTTATAGCCGTATGAGTGAACTCCGTCCCCTGGCTTGCGCCAGGTCCGTAGGTCCACAAAGTTTCAAGATGTGACATGCTGAGACAATCGTACACCAACGGGTCGACAGAGTATGTATAACGCGCTAACGCGGATTCGATGAATTCGCGCGCATTGTTTACTATCTCTTGATCTAACGTAATGGTGACGCCAAGCAGCTCCTCGTTCAACGACAAAAATTCGTCAATGCAACGGGGCGCCAACTCGGGTCTCATGTACTGGGCTCTCTTACGTGCCCGCCTTCGCAGGCGGTCGACGCTAAACTTGAGTTTTTCTTCAAGTTTCCTATCGTGAGATAGGATGCGAGAGTCCAGGGAATCCAAATCAGCTGTCAGTGCTAAAAAGAAGCCATCTAGCCTACCTTTTCCACTTTTTGTTTCCATGAAGCAACCTCCAATGGGACGATCACCCTAAATAGGGTCGGGTTAATGAGTAAGAACGTACACGATCGTCGGTAGGATCAGTGCAACAGTAAAGATCAATACGACAAGTATCAGTTGCGCTCTCATGCTCGGGATTCTCACCCCGGGCCTCACATAACACCCGTAACGACAGTGTCCGCAATGCCTGAGGCTTGGGCATACAGACAGCCAAAGGCTGCACTGATCATAGCTTTAATTTCCTCAGGTTCGTACGTGTCTGTACCAGCTGGGACATCAATCTGCACAGTAATACGTGCAGGTATCGATGCCTGGTTGGCTGCCGGCGCTGCGCCCTTGCGGACGATAAGCTTGTAACTATTAGTCGGCACGTTTTTGATCACCCCAGTAACGGGGTTTGCTTGTGGTAGTACACGCAATTGCGGCGGCCGGAAGAAAGTAATTGTGAACGGTTTAGATACCGAATTCACATCCACTCCGGTCTGCGTCCCACCAAGAGCACTAACGGCGAATTGCTTCCCGTTAATGTTTGGGGCAACGTCTGCAATGATGGTGTAAGTGGGTGAGGTGAAGCCAGTAACAGCGGCTCCGGTGATTGGTGTAACAGGTGCAAAAGACATGAATGTCTCCTTTCGAAGGTCTAACCGCGCATCGGGCGTTTTGCCGAACCAGCGAGGACAGCCAAGAGGTTTAAAAGACGATTTACCCCATTTGAACCGACTTCGTCCACAGTTTTAAAGCGGAGGGATCGGTGGGGCAGGTTTTGGTACACGGTTCGCTCGAAGTCGTAATAGTCGTACAACCCCCCAACAGTGCGCTCATAAGGCACACGGAGGGAGGAATACGAGCTATAGACTTTCGCTGAGCGGTCAATCATAACACTGTACTTACGCGAGAGCGTGCAATAACGAGTACTGCCGCTAGATGATTCAAAAGCATCATCCAAAAACGCGCCTATAGTTCCAAAGTAGTCGAGTAGCCAGCTAAAGGGGATTAACTCCCAGACGGAGCCCGGAAGTTTCTCGGGTGTAAGTCCAAACTGGTTCAAGGCTGCGGGGAAGTTATATAACTCCCCAGGAGGATTATAGGTATTTGAGCTTAACAAATTAATGTCGAAGCCGCCAGTGTAAGTGTATATAAGAGAGTGAGCATACTTCACAGTATTCTCGAGACCGATGCCAAACGAAACACCAGTGAAACCGGTGTAAAACTTCGTAGACGTGGTCCACTCTTTTGAAGCCGTGCCGCGTAACACAACAGATCGGGGGGGGTCACCAAGATAATTCTTGATGGCTTCAACAGCAGAATCGATATCGGATAAGGTGGGCTTGATCGCGAATGAATAAGCGAGCCAAGCTTCCCAAACTTTGAAATCGAAGACTGTTTTCCCGAGCTTTCGGTACGCCCACCAGTTTAGTGGGTCTTTCATGATGGCGAGGAGGCCGACCGCAAAATGTGTAGTCTGTCCAACCAGGTAGCGAATAAGCTCCCTGAGTTCACGGATTTCCACGAGCGGTACAATGCCTTGCATCTCCTTCGTCTGACTTGCCAGCTTGCGTTTGAGTCGGCTTAAAGCGATGTCTCGCAGTGCTTCGTCGTACGGCAAAAGCCCAACTAGGCTCCAAGGGCTGCCACCTTCATAATGACCTACAGTTTGTTGATAGGGCACATAAGAGATGGTGTAATCGAAACGCGTACGCACAGGAATGTGCGTTTTGAGGCCAGTGGTTCTATAGGCCCGAGACGCATCACGACGTTTTGCAATATCAGTTTTCCAATTAGGGTTAGAGTTTAGGCTGCGATAATTCTGCACTCCGAGATAGTACGCGATTGGCGGGATAACTATGGAAAAAGATGAGCCATCGCTCACTTTGTAACTCCATGACGACCCCGTGAATTCATATATATCGGATGAAAATACAGACATTTGCAGCTCCCCATAAATTGGAACGGTACTGGTGAAAACCAGACCGTAGAGAACCTAGGAAGGTGTCCAACTTCTTTTCCACTTGATACGTAATGTAAATTACGACTACAGTGGTACCGGAGGTATTAATTCCGGATGAAGCGGGACACCCC